TTCCATAGCTTCCAAAAGCTGTCCCGTCTGATGTTGCGTTGTATTCTGCTAAGATGTCTGGTGCTGATAAGGCAGAGTCCCAGTATTTTACTTGTCCTATTGCTCCCCTAAAATCTTGAGTATGGGTCGCATTACTTTCTCTAACACCAATAGCAAATTTATCTACATTTGCTAATTCATCATACCACATAGTTATATCTGTTGCAGTATCATTAGTTGCTGTTACATTTTCCCCATCAATATAAAGTGCCGGTTGAATCCCATTTTGAACTACTGCTATATGGTGCCATGTTTTTGCACTTATAGTATTTGCTGCACTCCTGATTATGAATTGATTGGTTCCTCCTTGCTTAAGGAATGCTTGTAATTGTCCAGTAGTGGTTATTCCAATAGAAAGAAATTCATCTGCACTATTATTGTCTCCTGCAGAAAGAATATCACCTGCAACACTTACATCTTCCTTATAAATCCAAGCTGTGTAAGTTCCAACCGTATCTCCTGCCGCAACTCTTGCAACAGCATGAGCATTAGCCAACATATAATCATCAGTCCCATCAAATAAATTAGCTTTCCTACCACCTGCATTCTCTCTTAGAGTTATAACATCTCCAGCAGTCATTCTTTAACCACCTTCTTTTTAGCTTTAGAGGGCTTCTCAATAACCTTTTCTTCTTTAATAATAATTTTTTCGGGGTATTTTCTTTTAACTCTTTCATCCCAGAATAATCTATCTTTCTCGTTATCTGCTTCATCTCTATATTTAATACAATTTTCGTATGTCATTATGCTACCGTCCCATTAATAATACCTTTTCTTATAAGGGTTTGAATTAAAGTAGCTAATACATCAGATGTAACTAGCGTATCATTAACATCACAATTAAATGAAAAGTCTTCATTAAAATTAGTAACCACAAATTTCTGTTCAGTTCCAGAAGAATCTTTATAAATTGTGTCTCTAACACCACCTTGTAAAATATTAGCCATCAGTTAATCACATCCGTTAGTTTATATACAGCTCTAGGGTTAGGTCGGATTGCCTCTCCCTCGCACCATACCCTAACGGTTTTACCAATTCCTGGTTCATCTATAATCGCAGATGTTGTTGGCATAAAGTCTCTCCATACCACAGCTTTAGATGGGCTAAATATTGTTACAGTATCAGTAGGCCTGTTAGGGTCGCTTACTATTCTAACTCCTAAGAACTGCATTAAGTCTCCTCCATCTATTTTAGAACTTGAAAATCCTGGTATACTTGAACCCTTAACTGTTATCAACCATCTTAATAACCACTTCTTTTCTGCTGGATTCATATAAGCAACTAAGTCTGAACTTGAATATCCATAACCTTCTATAGTTTCAATAGCTGTTAAGAAGTCATACATTGGGTCTGCGTCTGCATCAACATTCCAACCACTACCTGCTGCAGCTGCAGTATTACATCCTGCTGCATCCATTACAGTTAATATTCTTGAGTCTACTTTCTTATTTACTGCTCTTGTAGCATCTTTGATTATGTCTCCCCAAATGTCTGGGTCAGAATCTTTTAAATCTTCAATAGATAATAATGGTGATGTTGTAAAAAATTTCTTAATATAAGAAGTTTCCCTTGTGTATGAGTTTTCAATAGCAACTGGTAAGGCCTTAGAAGATGTCTCAATCATATCAGTAGTAATTCCTGTAGTTACTGGAGAAGTTAAATAGCCTGCTGTCTTACTGTACCATCTTATCTCTCTTGCACTTGTTGATGTTACTCTAACAAATTTCTTTAAAATTATATCAACATCTGCAAATCCCTCTACGAGTTTCTTAATGTCAATTCCTCTGATTTCTGCTTGAGCTGCTTGGTCTGCCATGTTTAAGAGTTAGCCGATTGATGATGTGGTCTCAATTCGAATAAGAATGATTCTGCTGATGTTGCTGTTTCAAAAGCAATTCCAACATAGTTACCTGTGGTTACTGGAGCGTTAGCCAATTCGTTACTATCAGAAGTAGAAGCGTCAGTATCAATAGCTAAGCCAACAGTTACTCCGCCTGTTCCTGCATAGCCTTTAAATATTCCAGCTCTATAAACTCCAATTTTAGTTTTACCATCACCAGAAATCTTTTCTTCTGCTGCAATACCTGCAACTATATCTCCATCTCCGTCTGCTAATGAAGCTGTCATTAAGTCAGTCATTTTAAGAATAGCACCTTTTTCAATTCCTGTGCCATTTGCAACAGTCATTGGGATTGGTGGTTGAGTTTCAAAAACTAATGTTACTTCGTTTGCCATAAAAACAATAATAATAAGAAGTATATAAATGTTTTGTTATTCGTTATACCGATTAACTCAGTTGTTTTTCGCAGAGTTTGATTAAAACTTTGTTAATTTCAATGTTTCTATTCTCTGATTTAATTGCTTCTTCGCACTTTTCTTTAGTCTCAGTCCAGAAACTCTCGTCAGTATTCTCAGCAACCTTAATGCCTAATCCATGATTTTCTATCATTTGCTCATTTTCCCAGACATGACTTCGTCAGCATATTCTTTAGGTGTTTGCTCTACTTGATTTGTTCCAGTTCCTGCATCACTATTTCCACCTAATGCAGCTAATGCTTCCTTTCTTGCTAATAGTTTTTCTTCCCTTGATAGATTGTTAGCTTTTAGTTCTTCAGCTTCTTTGGCGATAGTAGCTGCATCTTTTGCTCTTTTTACAATGTCTTCTTCTCCTTCGGAAGGTTTCCTAATTGCATTATCTTCAGTTGTTGTTTCTTCGTTCTTAGAAATATCTTTAGTTTCTTTTTCAACTTGTGTTTTTTGTTCATCCATGATTCTACCTCCCTTTTAATGTTTGATAAATTTTGGTTGTGGTATTGTAACACCTATAACTCCTGCTATAACTATTAATACTATTTTTAATAGTGTCCCGTTGATGCCCATAGACATGGCAAAACATTCTAAAACGGTTAGGCAGGCTAATCCTGTTACAACAATTCTCCAATCGATTTGTTTTTTTTTAGCCATTATGTATCTTTTCCTGCTTGTGGTTTCTCAGCTTTTACTGGCCCATCTTTATTATTATCAGCTTGTAACATTGTTTCTATCGACGCTGGGAACTCTAAATTAATCTCAATGTTTAATTGGATCTCTACTGTTTCCTGGATATATAATTGCATGTCTTCTATTGTTTGTTGGAAAGCTAAGTAAATAATATTTGCACTTGCTTCTGTTGTGCTTTCTCCCCATCCCATTATAACTTCTGGCATACCCATAGCTGTTACAAATTGTCTTATTAAAAATTTAAGATAAGATAAAGAATTAATATCATTAGTTGAAAATTGAGGTGACGATGATCTTTTTATTTCTCCTATTACTCCTTTAGGGATCACTATACTTTCTGATTTTTTAAATGCGTTATTAATTACTGCTTCTAAAGAATTTAATTTTGTTGTGTCGTCTGTTTCTGCTTCATAAAACATAATTGGTTTAACTGTTCTATGATATAATACTCTAAGATCTAACAGTCCTTCACTTCTAGCTTCTAATAAACTTACTATTGCTTCTGGCATTGGGATCCCATGTATCTCGTCTGCTTCTCTTTCATAACTTAAATGATAAATCTCTTCTACGTTATACCTTATTGCTTTTCCTTTTCCTAAATTCTGTTCATAAGCTATTATGATCCCTTGAGAGTTAGCAACTATTGCAATTTTTCCAGGGTTTAGTGGTTTAAGATTTGTCATTCTTCCTTGACTATCTTTTATTATGTGCCCAAAACTATCTCCGCAGATCATTGCTGTTTGCCATTGATTTTTTAAAACTATTCTTGAGCTTTCTCTTCCAGTTCCTTTTATGGCTTTTAACTTCTTCTCATTCTTTGGATCTGCTTTTATTCCTCTTCCAAATGTCCATGATCCGAATTTATTTACAACTGCTTTAAACTCACAAACTTGTCTAAAATATCCATTCCATTTAGCAAAATCTGGTATATAATATGTTTCAGTATAATCAGATCCATCAGTGTCTTGAGAAGTAATAGTAAATTCTGTCCCTTGATTTGTGAAATCTGTTGTTTGTCCTGTCCTTAATGTTGCCATGTAAATTAATGTATATCCTTGTATTTAAATGTTTTCTTATGCTATTATATTTAAATCATCTAATGCTAAGTTAGTTGTTCCGCTTGCTCCGTTTGGATGTGTGTTCGTTCCATTGTCCACTATTGCTGCCGTGTGAGTTCCTAGACAAATATTTCCTATTATTATATTTTTATTACATGTGTTGTCATCTATTCTAATCTCGTTTCGATTATTATCTCTGCATCTATTAGAACTTATAACATTTTCATTACTGTTTGCGTCTACTATTATTCCATCATAAGTATTTGTGTTCCCTGTATCGTTGTCTGAGACTATATTAGAACTTATAACATTTTCGACTGATGTATATATCCAGAGTCCATGTCTTACATTAGAACTTATAACATTTCCTGTAATTGTATTGTCATTTCCATAACAGAAAAAACCATATCTTGTATTTGTTGAGCATGTGTTTCCTGTAATTGTATTTGCATTCCCAGCTAAATAAATTCCACTATTTATATTATTGTTACATGTATTTCCAACTATTGAATTACTATTTGTTGATATTGATATCCCATATACAGCGCATGCAGTGCAAATATTTCCAGTTATTGTATTATTTTCTCCAGATTGTATATCTATTCCATTTCTAACATCTGTGATTATGTTTCCTTCTATTTTATTATTGCTTGTTGTTGTATCCATATAAATTCCTTCCATTCCGCAATTCTCTATCCAGCAATTAGAAATAATACTTTCTGTGACAGTTGTTAAATGTATTGCAACATCATCTAATCCAGTTCCAAATCCATAAAAATATATATTATTTATTAATAATCCTGAGACTGATGTTGCTGTTAATAATTCTATGTTTATTTCTGTTGTTATTTTTGTTGCTTTTCCAGATCCTATTATAGAAATATTATTATTTGTTATTGATAATGGTGTTTTTATTGTGTATGTTCCTTCTTTTATAACTACAACCCCTCCGATTGATGGTAGTAGATCTATTCCCTCTTGAATAGTGTCCGCATCTCCTGTGCCATCTAATGAGACTATAATTGTTGCTTGTCCAATCCTCTCTCTTCCTCCTCCAGTATTTACTGAGCTTGAATGCGAAAAAAGGTTTGGCAGATTTAATCCTTTAAGTGCCATCTATACCTCCAAGAAATCTTGCCTACTTTGTGTCAATAATTTTTCTATTTGTTGCATTCTGTAGACATGAATATTAATCATATCTTCTGCCTCCACTCTAGAAGTATATCCTGCCATGTTATAAAGAATTAATTGCATCCCACCATATCTTGCAGCCCATTCTGTTATTAAAATTCTTGTTGTTGCATCTAGTCCTGTGAATCCTGTTGTGGCTAAATTGTGTTTTAATAATACTGATAAATATGCTTCTGCTTGATCTTGAATCATTGTATGGTTAGCGTCAACATCTCCTGTCGCATCTACATTCTCTCCAGCCATAAATTGTATTTCTGCAACGGTTACGATATTTGCTACGTATGCCATGTTAGAATGAACGGGCGAAGATATTTAAACTTTTGTTTTTCATACACCACGCTGCTCTTATTAGCGCTTCTGCAATGTGTGAGTAATTCCCATATATTTTAAGACTTCCACCGTCGCCATAATCGTATTGTATAGAT